TGCAGGATATAAAACGAGCAATGGTGTTACATATGGAGTTTCAACTCGTGTTTCAAGAAATCTTTTGGAAAAAGGTTTGGAAGCATTTGGAGTTCATTTGGAACAAGAAGATTACCATCATTGTGTAGGGGAAAGTCAAATGTTTGTTGAACCACAAAATTTACATGGACGATATGGACCATCTATAGCGCCGTTAGGAATTCTTAATGGTTGTAGATCATATCCAGTAGGAAAAACAGAAATAATAAGAAGTCCTTTATATGATGAAATTCAAGAACATACAACAATACCTGCTATTATAAATATTCATGATAAAAGGTTAGGAGATAGAGATTTATTGTTAGAAGGTGTTAATAAATATGGGAAAGTTAAAAAATTACATCCAGAAAAAGTGAATGATTTAGTTTTTGAATCAATGTTTGATGATATAGATGTTCCAACAGATGTAGAACCAGAAATATTAACAACACTCGAAGCAATAAATGGTAAAGGAGATATAAAAGGATTAGATATGTCAACATCACCTGGTTTTCCTTTTTCATGTTTAGGTAAAGGAGGAGAAAAACGAAAATTGTTTGTTTTTGAAGATGAAATGTGGAAACCAAATGAAGAATTAGACCAACTGATTGTTCATTATGAAAATATGTTTAAAGAAGGTATTGTTCCTTTTTTACCATGGGTTGATTGTCTTAAAGATGAGAGAAGACCTATACAAAAAGTTTTAGAAGGAAAAACAAGATTATTTTCATCAGCATCTGTTATATATACAATTATTTTCAAAAAATATTATGGGAGTTATATTGAACATCGTGTAAAACTTAAAAATAAAACTTTTTCGAGAATTGGCATTAATAAGGATAGTATTGAATGGGATGAACATATTCGAGAACTGGCAAATGTAGGAATGGATCACGCAATTGATATAGATTATACAGCAATGGATGGTAATAATGCGATTGATAATGTTGAATTATTTTTTAGATTAGCAGATGCATGGTATAAGGATTCAGAAAATCAAGTCATTCGTCGTACAATCCGGGAATTTGAAACACATGGAAAACACATAGCATTTAATAAAGAATTACGAGCTTGGGTTGTATACGAGTTAATTGGTGGAACGAATTCAGGATCTTTGATCACTGCTCTTCTAAATACTGATTCTAATGAAGCAAATATACGTAGAGCTTGGTTATATTTAGCTCCAAGAGAATATCGTGGATTGTATTATTATCATCGTTTTGTGCGAACAGCTAGTTTTGGTGATGATATTGTAATTAGCGTGCACACTTCTATTGTGGACTGGTTTCATGGTGAAGCTATTGCGGATGTTTTATTAGAATATGGAGTGATATTAACAAATGGGAGTAAAGGAAATACGTTTACTTTTCAGAAAGTAACAGATTGTGTATTTTTAAAAAACACAACAGGAACAATGATGAATCGATATGTTCCTCTAATGAAACATGATGCAATGTTGGAACCATTAAATTGGATTCGTAAAAGTGAATTTATGATAAGTGAAGATCAAGTTTGTGAAGATAATTGTAATGCAGTTTTGAGAAATTGTTTTTGGTATGGAAAGAAAGTTTTTAATCATTACAGACAAGAAATTTTAAACAAAAA